TATCTTTATGTACGAAGCTAAACAACTAGGTATCAAGAATCCCGAAATTTCTCCACTACTAAAACAGTATCCCGGCAATGATATCAATGATGTAAAGATTAGTAAACTAGTTAACGGTGTCAAGGGCTTTGCTGAAAGCTGTGAGCTCAATGGTATGTTTACCAAAGGTGATCTAGCAGGGTTTCAGTCTGCTGGTGATTTCCTACAAAAGTTTTTACAACGATACGAAGAAAAAGCACAAATTGATATTGCTGGTAAAAAGAGAGATAAAGCCACAACACCCGAAGCACAAGCTCGTGCTGAGCAGGATAGACAAAAGATCCAACAAGGATTGGATATGGTTAAGGGATTATTTTAATGGATTTACCATTTATTACTACCTTAACTGAAGATAGAGCCGGGGCACAACCACATCCTGAAGATAGCGTGTTTAGTGGATCAGCAGCAGCAACACAAGCATTAGACAATCTATTATCTCTTATACAAAATCCGTCGAGCGTTACAATCAAATTTGATGGCTTCCCAGCATTAATTTTTGGCCGGGTAAAGGGTGGACAACTTGCTGTTATGGACAAGTATATGTTTGATGCAAAATATTTTGCACTTAGCCCAGAAGATTGGCAAAAGTGGGATAGTAAAAAAGCATCCGGCAAACTAAGAGCAGACTTATACCCAAAGCTTGCAGCTATTTGGCCCGGATTAGCGGAAGCAGTAGGTTCAAGTCCTGGATTTTTTTGGGGAGACTTAATGTGGAGCCAACCACTTCCTGTTGTTGGTGGAAAATTAGTTTTTAAACCAAATAAAGTTGAATACCGTATTCCTGCAAATTCCCAATTGGGTCAACAAATAAAAGACAGCGTCGGCGGAATTGCAGTACACCAATATTTTCCAAGCGATTCAAGTCCACCTCAACAATGGAATGGTGCAGGATTAAATCTATACGGCACAGTTGCAATACTAACACCAACAATGGGTGCTAGTTTTAAATTAAGTGACCCAGCCAGTGCAATAAAAGCAGCAAAGCAGGCATTGGCCCGCGGCAGTGAAATAGATCAATTCTTAGCAGGATTAGAGAATCCAGCAAGAACTGCTTTACTAAAGTACTTAAACGAGCGTGCCAGGGGCAATACCACAGCACCATTGGCTGATTGGTTACAGGGAAATATTAGTGGAAAGCAATATGGCATCCTAGTAGGCGAAGAAGGCCAAGGATATTTAAATGTAAATCGACAGGGATTAGAGTCGTTGTTTAACTCTTGGTGGGCATTGTATAATCTTAAACGAACTATTGCAAATGACCTAGAACAACAGGTACAAGGCATTGAACAGTATGTAAATGGTAAAAAGCAAGGAGAGGGCTTTGTGTTTAAAACACCACAAGGACTAGCTAAACTAGTTGATAAGGGCGGGTTCAATCCCGGATTATAATAATTTTAAAATTTTTATAAATAAATATATGCGAAATACGCACATATATCAGGAGATTTAAAATGGCAATTCAGACACGAGTAAACGGAGACGCACAAGCAGTTGTTAACGTTGGCACAGCAACAAAAAATGCTAACGCAGTTATTATCAATACAGGTATTGCAAGCCCAATCACAGCATACAAAGTTACAGGTATGGGCGGCAACTTAGCAGCAGAATTAACAGTTGGTGGCGCAGTAGAGACAGTTCTACGTGCAGTTTCGGGCAATGCAACAGTTCTTGCATACCAAGTTGACAGCAACAGCCAGATCAGCGTTCTGACAGAGCGTAGTGCTGTTTCGGCTGCTGACTTACAGTTAGTTATCCGTGCATTAGGTGCTAACATTGGTGCAGCAAGCACAGTTGACGCTAGCGCAGCTACAGTTGCTAGTTCAGGTGGCATTAAGTTAGCTTAATAGTTTTTTAACTATATAAAAGCAGGCTTTATGCCTGCTTTTTTTATGGCTGTTGCATAAATAACTGTATGCGGTATACGCACACATATTAGGAGATTTACAACATGGCAATTCAGACACGTTATGCAGGTGATGCACAAGTCGTAGTTAACGTTGGTACAGACCAGACTCGCAACGCTAATGCAGTTATTATCAATACAGGTATTGCAAGTCCAGTTTCGACTTACAAAGTTACTTTCCCAGCTGGTGCAGCATCAGGCGCAGCTAACTTAGCAGCAGAATTGGGTACAGGTGGTGCAGTGGAAACAATCTTACGCACTTTACAAGCCAACGCTACTGTTGTTATGTATCAGATTGACGCTGGCACAAGTGGCGCACAACAGATCAGCATCTTAGCTGAGCGTAGTGCAATGTCAGCAAGCGACTTCCAGACAATCGTACGTACTTTAGGTAACATCGGTTCTACAGCAAACGTTTACGCAGGTCCAGGCGTTACTGTTGCATCATCAGGCTTTAAACTAGCTTAATAGTTCCAACGCAAAACAAAAAGGCACTCTTGTAGTGCCTTTTTTTATGGCCGCTAAATACGTGTACAATGTCAAATACAGGATTACAATTTTTTGCAGGTTACAGTCTAGTAGATATAACAGCTACCGGAGTAATTCGTAGTAACCAATTGGATAGCTTAGAACGCAATCAACAACGCAATTGGGAAACAGTTATCCAGTGCTTAGGACTCAGAACACAACCTCAATATATAAGACCTCCCGTTTCTTCTACTGTGTCATTGAAAAATTTTGAATTTGGTGACTTTTACTCTGGCGAACAACAGATTTGGGTCTGGTATTGGAACATTGAACGAGAAGGTGTATACGATTTAAACAATAAAGAACTAGGTGGCCTGCAAGCAGATTTCGAACAGGTGCCGATTATAACTGGGCTAACAGAAACCGCTAAATTTATGCTGCCCATATTTTATCCCTACGGTACAATTAAAAATATATACTTTAAAGAAATACACCCAGTAATAAATATAAGCTGATGCTACGGCACCGCACAGGCTCACATTTAAGGCACATTATTAAGGCACAAGAACAGCATCGTTCAAACGGAGAACGAGACATAATGTCCTCACCAGCAACAGAGATAGAAAAGAAGAGCCTAGAAGCGCACGTAGAATTATGTGCTGAGAGGTATTCTAACTTGGAAGAAAAATTAGACAGTCTAGAATCTAGAATGGGTAAGATTGAACATCATATTGTCGAGATCAAAGATGGTATCGGCAAAGTAGGCAATGAGGGCAATAAAACATTAATTACAATCGGAACTAGTGTAATTGGAGTTTTACTAACAGCCGTGATCGGACTGTTAGTACATCTAATAATGAAATGAAAATAGTCGAATTACTTAATAATGTGCAATTAGCCATTAACAATGAACAAGCCGATTTGCTAGGCAGATTTAGTCACGAGCCTTCTGTATCGAAAAATAATCTCAATGAGAGAGAGCAAGAAATTGCTAATCAACTAACGGCACAGGATATACTGTTACGCCGTAATAACAATGGCCAGATCACGTACACAAAAAAAATACGCTAAACCCACACCCACAATTTTCTCGCCGTTTGTAGAAAAAGAAATCAGCAATGCTTCTGAAAAAATTAAAAAATGGACCAAAAGCGAACTTGCCAGGATACAGCGGGATAAAAATGAAACTACTTGCATACCAGTAAAAAACGGGTATAAAATTGGTTTATATCAGCTGCACGTTTACCCTAATAAAACCTGTGATGTAAACGATCATCACGGAGAATTAATTCATAGATTTGATAACAAGATAAGTGCTATACTATACACAATATATAGAATAAAATCTCATCTTAAACTTGCTAACGAAATACTAGCATTAGATCAAGAAATAAATAAAAATTATACAGATATGTGTAGTTTAAGATCAAGTTTAGATAGTGCGTTAAAACAGAAAGATTATTTTAAAGCCGATGTTAGACAAGCAAGGCTAGATATAGCAGAAAAACGCTTAGAGCTAGCCAAAGACAAAATATTAAAAATACACAAGACTGCAAAGTACGACAAAGTCTGGGAATAATGAAAAGATTTCACTTTGAATGTTGTAAAGAATTAACAAAAGACTAAATACTACTATATTGGTTTAGGAATAATTATGAGACTCTCCGAAATGCGTACCGAAGTAACACCACAGAAAATTAACAAAGTTATGGAAAGCCGTTTTGGCTTTAGCATTGACTATGATAATTTAACTTATGCTAAGGCACAACGTCTAAGCAAAGCTCTTGCTGAAAATATCACAAATATTAAGCGCAGCTTTGGTAGCCACACAGCAGAAAAGAATTCTAAATATATGGAACTTATGCTGGTTAAAGAGGGCTTGGATCGTTGGTTAAACAGCGAGCAAGGTCTGTTTGAAAGCGAAATGGGCCGTAGCGAAGCAGTATTAGCTGCAAAAGATATGGTTGATTCTGTGCAAGATATGCTTGAGAAAGTTGGCAAGATGCAGAACGAACAAATGCCTGCTCTAGTAGATACAATCCGTGATCAAATTGGCAGTGAACAAGCCGAGCAGTTTAAAGGTGCAATTGGTCCATTGTTAACTACACTATACGATGCATTGAGTACAGGACGTGAATCAGCCGACACAGCAGTTCGCGCACTAGCTGGAGAACAGGTTGAGCAGCCAATGGATATGGGCTTAGGCGCACCCGGTGCAGATCTAGCAGGTGGTGCAGATCTAGCAGGTGGAGATCCTCTAAATCCAGATATGGACAGCGACATGGACACAGACGGATTTGACGCAACTGATGCAGCAGCTGGTGGCGAAGAAGAACTAGGACGTGAGCGTCGTTAATGCGTATTCGCGATATCATACTTGAGTCGAGTCTTGAATTTGAAGGCATCGAAGATGAAGCAGATACACGAGGTGATTCTGCTTTGATCACATCACTGGAATGGCTTCGCAATGAAGCTGAATCCAGTGGCGCGATAACTCCACGTGTTGCAGTAGACACAGTAATTGAACGTGTACGCAACATTCCTGGTAACGAAGCTTTTAATTTTGCCAATTTAGATGCAGCTTTTAAAAGTAACGACACAGTAAAGTCTTTGATTAAATCAATTAAAGATGACGGACAAAACGGCACCAAATACATTTATTTAACTCCCCCGGAGAATACACTTGATTCCGACGACCCTCTTGGGGCTGCTGGAGCACCAGCTGGGGATCCAAGTAAAGTTGTAAGCAAAATGGCTAGCCGAGCAGCCAGTAAATAAACTTTAAATCAACCAATGAATTTCAATAATGGCAGTTTCTGCCCCTTGCCGTTTGTGCATCAAGAAAAATTCTTTAACAACAAACATAATATCTGTTGTTACGGACAACAAACACAATCTGACAATCCTACACAAAATTCTATAGAGAGTTTTAATTCTGTTCGAATAAACTCAGTACGTACTAAAATGCTAGCCGGGGACAGACCCGAAGAGTGTAGCAGTTGTTACAAGTTTGAGGATCAAGGCGGGCATAGTCCCAGGATGTTTGAAACTCCTGCCTGGCTTAATTTGCTGGGTGCAAGACAAAGCCTAGAACATAATATAGAAAAATTTAAAGCCAATGAAATAGTGACTCCTACAAGTTACGATTTGCGCTACAGTAATACCTGTACCTTAAAATGTCGTATGTGTAACAGCGGAAGTAGTACATCCATAAATCAAGAATATAAAAAACTACAAAGTCAGTGGCCTAGAAAGTTTTGGACAACACCAAACTCTAGAACAGATCACGAAATACTCTTAAACGAAGATTTACAGAAAATTTATCTTGCAGGCGGAGAACCATTGGTTGAACCACTTAACTTAGATTTATTAAGGCGTGTTGCAGATGTCAATCCTGCAGTTAATTTGGTAATTAACACAAGTCTAAATAGATTAACTGATGATTGGCTAGCAGTATTAAATCGTTTTACTAATCTTACATTTACAATCAGTTTAGATGGCATCGGTACAGTAAATGATTACATTAGGCACGGCTCAGATTTTGCTACTGTGATGCAAAATATAGAACGTGTCAGATCCTGCGGGCACGAGTTGTTATTTTCATCGTGCATAAGCCTGTATAATATTTTTGATGTCAGCAATATCGTTAACTATGTTGCTAACCGTTTTCCCGAAGCAGCAGACAGCCACGGCATCAACATAGTTAACGACGTTGAAGAATTGTTTGTAGAAAATGTGCCATCTGAATTACGATCC